GTGTTTATTCGTATTGTTCCAATGGCTGCAAATGGAAGACAATCACAATACACAGAATCTTCTGTGCTAAGTGCATTAGAGTGGGTTGCACAAAATAAACAAAAGTTTAATATTATTGCAACATCTGCATCAATTGGTCATCATAATTTGCGTACTGGAGCAAACTATTGTCCAGTAAAGGCTAACTTACGAGATGGTATCGTTAAACTACAATCTTTAAATGTTGCAACTATTTTTGCAGCAGGAAATAACTATGATATTTCTAGAGTAGACTATCCAGCATGCATTACTGAATCTATTGCAGTTGGTTCTGCAACCAGAGAAGGTAGAATTGCATTGCATAGTAATGGTGGAAAAGAACTTGATTTCTATGCTCTAGGTTCTTTTGAGACAAATGTAAAAAATGCAGTAGGAACATCAGCAGCAACTGCTGCGCTTGCATCTTATTGGGTTAAGAACTATAAGGGAAGTTATTTATCAACATATGAATACCTTAAGTCTTTGTCAAAGCCAACAGAGAGCGAACAAATAAAGTCAAACAACTTTATTGATATACTAAAATAATAGGTTTTGGTCTGTAACTCAGTTGGTAGAGTGCCGAACTGTTAATTCGGATGTCGCAGGATCGTGCCCTGCCAGACCAGCAAATGCGGAAGTAACTCAATTGGTAGAGTTTCTGCCTTCCAAGCAGACTGTTGCGAGTTCAAGTCTCGTCTTCCGCTCCAAATTCTGATATAATATATATGTACTGCCTACTGGGGTACACTAACTTATTCGCTTGAAAGGGGAATAAAAATGGTAACAAACCTAACTATGGATCTATTCAATGATCCTTTTTTTATTGGCTGGAATAGAGAGTTATCCAGACTTAATAATGCACATAGAACAAACTCTCAATCCTATCCTCCATATGATCTTCTTAAACTAGATGAAGATACATATAAACTATCTCTTGCAGTAGCAGGGTTTTCAAAAGACGACATTGATGTATCTGTTGATAATGGATCTCTTGTTATTAAGGGAGAACTTGTAGAGGTAACAGATGCTGAAGTTGTTCATAAGGGAATTGCTGGTCGTAAATTTACCCGATATTCCCTGGCCTAAGTGCTTGGAATACCTGTGTAGGGCTTATACACACTGATATAATTATGGTTAATGACTGACAAAGAGTTAGACCATTATAATAAGCAAGAGTATAAAAAGAGGCTTGCAAAAATTAAAGAAGACTCTGGGTGTATAGATTGTGGAATTAACAATCATATTATATTAGATTTTGATCACATAAGAGATAAAAAATATAACATTTCAAGAATGATTCATGATGGATTTTCATGGAAAGCAATTAAAAAAGAAATAGAAAAATGTGAAGTTGTGTGTGCTAATTGTCATAGAATGAGAACGTACCACAGGTTGACACATACAGTAGCCTAATGATATACTTAATAGATAGTTATTAATTGGAGAGATATGCCAGTATACGATTATAAATGCACAACATGTTCTTCTACTCTTGAATTTAAACGAGAGTTTGGTGAAGATAGAGAACCATCATGTTGTGGTGCAACAATGCAAAGACAATGGTCGTCGCCTGGAGTTATGTTTAATGCCCCAGGATTTTATTCTACTGATAATAGAAAGTAGCGGTATACTATGAATACAATGATTGCAGAAGAAGTTATAAATAAAGAATGGGTTCTTGGCCCAATGGATCGTTGTGATTCTTGTGCTGCAGAAGCCCTTGTAAAGATAACTGGACTAACTGGAGATCTAATGTTTTGCGGTCATCACTATAATAAAATTATTGATAATCCAGAAGGCTATGCAAAAATGATGTCATTTGCATCTCGTGTGCGACTTGCTGGAATTGATACACCAGAATCAAGAACAACAGATAAAGCCGAAAAGGCTCTTGGCATTGAAGCCAAAGAATATTTAAAGAAACATCTTAAAGATGCTAAGTCTGTAGTTATTCGTACAGAAAAAATGGACTCATCTGAAAAATATGGTCGCATTCTTGGCTGGGTATATGTTAATGGAGACTCTGAGTCATTAAATAATAAGATGATTAATGATGGATATGCTTGGGGATATCTTGGTGATACAAAAATTAAAGACTTTGAAGCATTGAAAAAGGCTAGAGCAAAGTCTGGAAAATGAAAACAGTATTTTATTTTACAGCAGACTGGTGTGGACCATGCAAAAAGGTTCGCCCAATTGTTGAAGAATTAAATAGAGAGCGCTCAGATGTATCTTTTCAAATTATTGATGTTGATTTAGAAAAAGAATTAGTAAAAAACTTTGAAATAGCGTCTGTTCCAACTTTTATATTGTTTGAAAATGAAAAACAGATTGATCGTATAACTGGGGCACAAACAAGGGAAAAGTTAAATGATTTTATTAATGAAAAAAATATTCAAAAGGATGTTTAATCCAGATGGAAAAGATATGATTCCAAACGGAAGAACATATTAGGACTGTCAACAGTGATATTTTAGCGTTATGGGAAAAAGGGTATGTAAACATAGACTTTATGTCAGATGACCCAGTAATAACCATAACCAAGAAGTCATTAAATGATGAAGAACTGTCAAAATTAAGCAAGCAAGATCAATGGGCTATAGCAGAATTAAAACGCCTTATGCTTAAAAAAGAACTCTGATATAATCAGTATATAACCTAGGAGGTTTATTATGCCAGTAGGCGGAGGCGGAAAGCCAGCAGGAGGATATCGTGCAGGCAAAAAAGGTAGTTATGGCTGCGATGGATACCCAACAGTAAGTGCAGATGGAACAGTTCATGGATGTCACCCAACAAAGGCTCGTGCAGCAGCACAGGCTCGTGCTATCTGGGCAAGTACTGCTCGTAAATCAATTACATCAATAGAAAAATCAATGGTCACAGAAGGTGACTTTGTTATGTTTATTAATGAAGATGATGAAATTAAGGTTGGTCGTGTTGAATACGTAATGACAAATCCTGGTTTGCTTGGACTTGCTGGTTCTGAATACTCAATGGAATATGCAGAAGATGACAAGCCAGTTATTGTTCGCATGTATGAAGAAGAGGATGGTGCATGGGAAGAAGAAGAATGCGTTGTTTATCATCGCATGTCAGAAGTTGTTAAGATTGAATCATTGTCTGTATCTGTAGATTTAATTGTTGAAATGGGTTCAACTGATTCAGGAATTCCAGAAACAGATTCAGAAACATTAATGGCAATGTACGATGCACAGATGGGCAAAGCAGAAAAGCCTAATTACGAAGATGTTATTAAGCCAAGACGTGGTGGAAGTGATCCATCAAATCCAAAACTTTATGCAAG